TACTTACACAATAGAAAGAGCGAGGTAAAACATGAAAGATAATACTAAAAGACTTGGGAATATAACTGAAGAAGATATGTTGTTCCCTAAACATTTAAAGCCACAAGTAATACATGGCGCATTGTTCATACACAATGGCAAGGACACAGATGATAAGATAACTGAACTTATCTTAAAGAAGTTAGGCACAGAGTTATCAACTTATGTTATGGCTTTGTTAGTTCTTCCACAACTTATGAAATCAATGCAAGAGAGTGACGAGTTCAAGAAGTTCAAAGACGCAAGACAATCAAGCACAGTTCATTAACACCTCATCAAGCGGGACTTACTTAAGTAGGACCCGCTTGAAACTTCAAACATATATATTCACGAATACTTAATCCCGCAAAAAGAAAAGGGGTCCCACTACTTTTTGGTTTAGTGCTTGATTAAGAGGGGTATAGCTGTTAAAAACATTTTCAGTAACATGAACTTAAATAAGGTAGATATTAGTAAGTTACCTGCTGATATACGAAGGACCTATCTGCGTTATCAGGTCATGCATGCAGAAAAAAAGATACAGAACCAAGCTAAGAGTGATTTTCTTTCTTTTGTAAAGTGTGTATGGCCCGAATTCATAGAGGGGTCCCATCACAGGCACATTGCAAAAAAATTTAATAAATTGGCTACGGGCGAGATAACTCGTCTTATAGTTAATATGCCACCAAGACATACTAAGTCGGAGTTTGCCTCATACTTACTTCCGGCTTGGATGGTGGGCCGTAATCCAAAATTAAAAATAATTCAAGCAACTCACACTGGTGAGCTTGCTATTCGTTTCGGTCGTAAAGCTAAACATTTAATCGATAGTGAAGAGTATCATAAAATTTTCAAAACTCGCCTACAAGAAGATTCAAAGGCCGCGGGCCGTTGGGAGACAGCCCAGGGCGGTGAATACTTCGCCGCTGGTGTTGGTGGAGCGATTACGGGACGGGGTGCTGATTTATTGATTATTGATGATCCCCACTCGGAGCAGGATGCTTTATCCGCAACCGCACTTGAAAGCGCTTATGACTGGTACACCTCAGGACCTAGACAAAGACTTCAACCCGGAGCGCGGATCGTGTTGGTTATGACAAGGTGGTCAACCAAGGACCTGACAGCAATGTTATTAAAAAATCAAAAAGAAGTGAAAGGAGACCAATGGGAACTCGTAGAGTTTCCAGCCATCTTTGAAGATGGTAAACCGATGTGGCCGGAGTATTGGAAACAGGAAGAATTAGAAAAGGCTAAAGCTACTTTACCTACAGCTAAGTGGAACGCGCAATGGATGCAAAATCCAACTTCAGAAGAAGGAGCTATTATTAAAAGGGAGTGGTGGCGTAAATGGGATAAGGACTGGGTTCCTAAACTTTATCATGTCATTCAGTCTTATGATACAGCCTATCTTAAAAAAGAGACCGCTGACTTTAGTGCTATTACTACATGGGGTATTTTTAAACCTAGTGATGATTCAGGAGATAATCTTATTCTTTTAGACTCTATTAAAGGAAGATGGGAATTTCCCGAATTAAGAAGAAGGGCGCTAGCTAATTATAAATATTGGGATCCCGAAACAGTCTTAATTGAAGCAAAAGCAGCAGGATTGCCGTTAACGTATGAATTACGTCAAATGGATATTCCAGTTGTTAACTTTACACCGAGCAAAGGAAATGATAAGCATGTTCGTGTTAACTCGGTCGCACCACTATTTGAAAGTGGAACGATATGGGCGCCCACTCAAAAATTCGCCGAGGAAGTGATCGAGGAATGTGCAGCTTTTCCCTTTGGGGATCATGACGATTTAGTGGATAGCATGACACAGGCTGTAATGCGCTTCAGGCAAGGTGGATTAATTAAACATCCTGAAGACTACAAAGAGGACAAAGTCGCGTATCACGACAGGCAGTATTATGGCTAAATATGATGAGCTCACAGAGCTTATAGCAAAATATTTTAAAGAACGTAGGGGCAAAGGTATTACCGGTACCAAAGTCGCTAAGGTTATTACCAAAAAAGATCTCCATAAATTTCCATCGTTGTCAGGCAAGATGAATAATCCGTTTGCCAACAGGAACTTTTCAATGCCTCATATTACGCGCGAAAGAAGATACTATAAATTTAAAGAATTTGAAGACGATATTGTTAAGGATCTTACCAAAATGGTAAAATACGTTAATGATAATGATATCACGTTAGGTGAAAAACTTTTAGCAAACCTCCAATATAATTTGGATCTTGTTAAACAGTTGAGAAGATTTAACAAAGAATCCGAAGATATTTTTATTAAAGCGGGAAAAAATCCGGAGGAAATTATTCTTAAGGAAAGTAAAGTTCCTGCTCCGCACGATGAACCCTTAGTTGACAGTGCTCAAGGTCTGGCTGAATCCGGAAGAAGACTACAGGAGGCTTTAAAGGAGTTAGAAGAATCTGCTAAGGCTATGAGAAGTTTTGATGATGCTGAAGAAGTGGCTAAACGAGCAGAGCGTTATTCAAGATTAAACGAAGGAAAAGGTTTTGGCATTGATAAGGGCGAAGCTTATAACAGAGCCGTGGCCCGTAAACTTGCACTCATGCTTGACGAACAAGGAGTTATTAAACTAGACCCTAAAGTTAAAAAAGGATTAAAAGAAGGTTTGGATATGACGGGAGGCCATACTGAGTTAGAGTACGTTGACCCTATCAGAGTTATTCGTGAACATATGGGGGATGATATTTTTGATCAGTTTCCAAAAGATTTAGTCGATACCGATATTTATACAAAGAATCCTAAAAAGTTAAATGATTTTATAAAGCTTATAAAATTAACGGATGACTTAGGACCTAAAAAAGTAGAAGGGGGAAAAGCGATTGATTATATAACACCCAAAGAATACCAACAACGGATCGTGGACCTGGAAGAGTCGATTCCGTTAATAGAAAAGGGGGAAGGATTCTGGACGTCCCCTGAAGATATTCAACATGCAATTAAACAGGTTCATCAAGATATTAAAACTCTAAAGGATGCAAGGGCTGATGCGTATCCAGAAAAAATATCTAGAGCGCAAGATATTATAGAAGGCGAAGGTATTATGAAAGAAGCCGATCCTGCTTTGGTTAAAGAACGAAGAGAAGGGTTAAAAGTTGTTGATAGAATTCCTGATGATCAAATGGTTCAGGATTTGGTTGATACTCAAATTTATTCAAAGGCTGAAATTGATTATATGGTTGAACTTAGAGGACCCGACAGTATAGGCGAGCTATGGAGACATCATGTTTCTAAAGGGCATATCATACCTGGTAAAGGAGATATTAAAACCGGAGCTAAAGGAAAGACTATGGATAATACGCTTCAAGAAAAAATGTTTGATGGTCTGATAGACCAGTGGAAGAAACAAGGTTTCACCGAAGACGAGTTAAGATTTGCTCTTCAAGATATTACGACCGATATGCCTGCGGACGAAGCGTATGCGTTAATGAAAAAACGTGCGCTCGAGATTGATGCAAAAAAATCTAAATCTACAGTTAAAGACAAAACAATTGAAGAAACTTTAAATGATGCTTTAGGAGGAACTGCATCTAAACCTAAATCTAAAAAAGATACTCTTAGCATTCGTCTGATTAAACATTTTGACAAAGAACTAGATGATATTGAACTAGCACAGGAAGGCTATAACCTTCAGGAAATTGATGTTTTGAAAAAAGCTCGAAACATTATGAAAACAGAAGATCAAAATCCAACCGAAGCACTTCGTTGGGTTAGAGGTGAACTAGCTGATGAAGCTGGTGAAGAGATTGATGACTTTATGACTGATTTTCCATGGGATGATCAGTACGCTGAAGGAGGCAGGGTCGGATTTTCTGAAGGAGGTGATCTATATCAAAAACGCGCTGAAGAATTAGCCTTAGAGATTTTTGGAGTTGAAGATTTTTTTAGGTTAACAGACAGAATACAAGATGCACTTTATAACAGAGCTAAAAATGAGATAGAGGGAAAAATTGAAAAAGCTCACGGAGGCAGAGTTGGATTTAAAGAAGGAATGTCTTTGGATCAAATTTTAGAAATGGTTAATACTAAACATGGACTGGGTAGTCTAAAACTAGCAACGGATCCGAGTGTTATAACAAATCCTAATCCTGGAATTGCAAATAGAGAAATGTGGAATAAATTTAATAGATGGTATAGCGAAGTAGATTAATGGCTAAAAATTTTACAATTGATTACGCAACAGGAGAATTGGACATGGGAGCGGACACGCTTCGTGAAAAATTCGATCTTGATGAAGTTACATTCAGACAACCTAACCTAGGACAACGGTATAATATTGGTGGGTTGGTGAGACAGAATTATGATAGGGGCAGATCCGTAGCGCAAATAATAGATGAAGTAGGAACTGTTTGGCCTAAAATTACTAAAAAGATTGATGAGTTTTTTCCTTCTAAACCTAAAGAAGCTGAAATTATATCTATAAAAGAATTTAATGAACCTAAAATTCCAGGATCAGATGATGATGTTATCCAAATGACGGAAACGTTATTTCCTAAACTTGAACCTATTCAATTTGGTAAAAATAAACAACCTATATATTCTGGCCATGCAAAAATAAGTGATGCGTCCATTGTTGAAGATCTATCGACTAAGGTATCTTCAACACGAAACCCTAATTATAGATATTTTTCAGATAAGAAATTAGCGTCATGGCTTAAAGATAATATAAATTATAACGATGAACGTTGGTGGAATGTTGCTAATGAATTAGCTTTAAGAGGCCATGAAATGACAGGTGTTGCTAAAATTCTTGATGCTGATCCTAGAAATTTATGGAAGATAGCTAAAAGAAGAAATCTTAATGTATGGAATTCTCAGAATCTAGATCTTTATGATAAAACTTTTAAACAATTAGATGCCCCTTTTTCTAATTTAAGAGAGATTAATAAAGACCCAAGTAAATTTTTAAAACGAATAAAAAAAATAGACAAAGAGCTCTTAGATAATTTCTATACACCTAAACAATTATCTAGAATTTTTGGATTTAAATGGGATGTTGCTCAAAAAGGTCCGTTTAAATTACCTACTCAGCTTGAAGGCGCAAGAAGGAGACATGGTCGTTATCATGCACAAGATGTATTAGATAATTTTAATGATACGATTAAATATTGGCAAAAGAGTGGAGGGAAAGATTATTGGAATATAGCTAAAGAGGAAGCTTATCAGTTTATAGGAGACGATGTGTGGGCAATTGCTAAATCTTTTAGAACTAAGAAACTACCTACACGTTTAGAAAGAATGGCTAAAGAAGGAATTGTCCATCCCAGAATACCGGAAATATTTAAGAAATATAAATTAAATGAAATTGAAACTGGCCATCGGTTCCCTGCTAAATTTTTCTATTTAGAAAAAAAGGTGGGGGGACAGGATTTAAATAAAAAGAAACCTTTATTTGATTGGATTAGAAGGAATAAGGATAAACTTATTGATTCTGATAATTTAGCATTTCAAAGTAAACATCTTAATCAGGAACTCTTAAAGAAAAAATTAGGAGGACTAGAAAAATTATATAAGGACTTAGGAGTATATGTTAATAAGTACGAAGGAAAAACAATTCCTAAAGCAGAAAAAATTAAAATAGAAGCGATTAATAAAAAAATTACAGATTATCAGGCTAAAGTAAATCAAGACATTGATAAATATTTAAAAAGTAAAGGTGGAAAAAAGGATCGTCGAACTCAAATGTCTATGTCGAGAGGAGGAATGGATGTGGCATTATTTGATACAACAACTTCTCAAGTATTTAAATATTCGGGAGGTTATCCTGAAAGCTCCATTACCAAAAGTATGCCGGGTAATTTAAATATATCCCGATTGAATATAAAAGAATCTTTTAAAGACATTGTTAATAATATTATTGATGATCCTAAAGATTTAAAAATCTTTAACGAATTTATGGAAACCTACATGCATCCTACCGGTAAAAGTTATACATGGAGAGGAAAATCTTATGCTTCAGGCGGTCCTGTCGTTCCACGAGTCGCGTACAAAGATGGAAGTGAAAAAGAACCTTTTAAAGCCAAAGACCAATATGAATTATTCGAAGATATCGCACAAGTCTCTTCAGGTTACGCAGATAAAGATGCATTAGGAAAATTGGGTGATATTGCTGATTGGAAAAATTGGCTTTATTATACCAGCATGCTTCCAGGTGCTGCAGTTAACGTTGCAGAGATCGCAGCGAAACTTCCGTTTGTTGGAGCAGAACTTATTAGTGAACTAATAACCAAAAAGCCAAGTAAAGAAATATTTATGAAAGCACTAAAGGATATAACTCCAGGTGCATGGAAAGAGAAAGTTGGTTTAACAGCTTTGGATGAAGCTCATGAAGAGAAAATGAAAAAATGGGGAATGTCTCATGCTCCCAAAGCATTCAAGGACATGGGGGAATTAAGTTTAGAAGTTGTTTCACCGTGGGGCTATGGAATTGCTGCTAAAGTTATTAATAAATTTAAAAAAGTATTGGCTCCTGAAAAGAGAAAAGTTTTTGATCAAACTATAGCAGACGCTTTAGATGCCAAAGGAATGAGTCGAAGACAATTTAATACATTAGTGGTTAGTGGAGGAACAATCGCAGCCCTTAAAGCATTGGGTCTCGATAGAGTTTTTAAAGGTGTTCCTTCTGTCAAAGTAGCTGATGTAACAAAGATTGAAAGAATTGGAGATGGTCAACCTACCTATCTTAACGATTTAATTGCTGTTGTAAGAGCTAAGGGAGAAAGATCAACGGTGCCTGGATATAAAGGAAGTGATTATAGTACTAAACATACTTACAAAGATATAGAAGTTATTGAAGATCCTGTTGGAAACATAACAATAAAAAGAGACATTGAAGGCGGAGGACAATATACCGATGAGTTTGGCGAGGTAGAGACTTGGGATGGAACGGTAAAAGAACTTCAAATGGAAATTAAAAAGGATCCTGAACAGCCTAAGGCTAGTAGTTATGAAGAAGCAACTGCTCGTCCTGATCAGGATGGCATGATGGAAGATGTTGAGTTCTTGATAGACGATGCTGATCATTTAGAATTAAAAGAGATAGCAGATGAAATTAACGATCTTATAGGAGATGCCGCAAGCTTTGCAACAGGTGGAAGAGTTAGCGCTCAACCCCCTAAAAGGGGACCTTTAGATCAGGGATTGCGTTCTTTAGATCCTGGTGTTATATACAACGAGTGGATTAGATAATGGCAGAGAAACCAGAAGACAAAAAATTTACGCCTATTGATAAGGCACTTCCGAATATCCAAAATTTAGATTTGGATATGGATGATGTTGCGCCTCCAGTCGATGTAGAGATTGGTGAAGAAGCAATTGAAACAGAAGGTCCAACTGTAACCGATTTAGCTGATGGAGGAGCAGAAGTTAATTTTGATCCTTCTCAAGTTACCCCTCAGAATCCAGACGATCATTTTGCAAATTTAGCAGATTCTTTACCTGATTCCGTTTTAGGAGTTTTAGGTTCTAATCTTTATGAACAACACATGGATTATAAAATGTCTCGTAAGGATTGGGAAGATACTTACATTAAAGGATTAGATTTATTAGGATTTAAATATCAAAACAGAACTCAACCTTTTACAGGTGCATCAGGAGCTACGCATCCTGTTCTTGCAGAATCCGTTACACAATTCCAAGCAGGTGCTTATAAAGAATTATTACCAGCCGATGGTCCTGTAAGAACTCAGGTCATGGGTGTTGGAACTCCACAAAAAGAACAACAAGCTAAACGGGTTAAAAATTATATGAACTATATGTTGATGAATCAAATGAAAGGTTATGATGAAGACTTTGATCAAATGTTATTTTATCTTCCTCTAGCTGGATCAACATTTAAAAAAGTTTATTACGATGCATTAAAACAACAAGCTGTTTCTAAGTTTGTTCCAGCTGATGATTTGTTAGTTCCTTATTCAGCAACTTCTCTAGAAGATGCTGAGTGCGTTATGCAAGTTCTTAAATTATCAGGAAACGAAATTAAAAAACAACAAGTCGCAGGATTCTATAGAGATGTGGATTTAGGCACCCCTCAATATTTTGAAGATCCTTTATCGGCTAAAGAAAAAGAATTAGATGGTCAAAGAAAAACTAAACCTGAAGATATTTTTACACTTTATGAGTGTCACACGAATTTGAATCTGGAGGGCTTCGAAGACATTAATCCACAAACCGGAGAACCTACAGATATCAAACTACCCTACATCGTTACAATCGATGCAGGTAGCCGCACCGTTCTTTCTATAAGAAGGAACTATGCGCCCAACGATCCAACCAAGAAAAAAATCCAATATTTTGTCCATTTCAAATTTCTGCCTGGACTTGGATTTTATGGTTTAGGATTAATACATATGATTGGCGGATTGAGTCGTACCGCAACGGTCGCTCTCCGCCAATTATTAGATGCTGGTACTTTATCTAATTTACCAGCTGGATTTAAAATGAGGGGTATTAGAATCAGAGATGATGCAGCTCCTCTACAACCCGGAGAATGGCGTGACGTCGACGCTCCCGGTGGAAACTTAAAAGATTCATTTATGAATTTGCCTTACAAAGAACCTTCCCCAGTTCTTTATCAATTATTGGGAACGGTTGTACAGGCAGGACAAAGATTTGCATCTATCGCTGACATGGCAGTCGGTGATGGAAACCAACAAGCTGCAGTTGGAACAACTGTCGCTTTATTAGAAAGAGGCTCTAGAGTAATGAGTGCAATCCATAAAAGATTATATTCATCACTTAAACAAGAGTTCGCTTTACTTGCAAAAGTATTTGCTCAGTATCTGCCACCTGAATATCCTTATGATGTTGTAGGTGCGCAGAGAACGATCAAAGCAGCAGATTTTGACGATAGGGTTGATATACTTCCGATTGCGGATCCGAATATATTTTCGCAGACGCAACGAATAAGTATGGCTCAAACTGAATTACAGTTAGCTATGTCAAACCCACAAATGCATAACTTATATGAAGCATATCGTACGATGTATGTAGCCTTAGGAGTGAAAGATATCGATAGAGTCTTACCACCACCTAAACCCCCAGCGCCACAGGATCCAGCGATTGAGCACATTGATGCTCTAGCGCAGAAACCTTTTCAGGCGTATCAGGGACAAGATCATAGAGCGCATGTAAGTGCGCACTTACATTTTATGGCTTTAAACATGGTTCGTAATAATCCTACCGTCATGGCTGCAATTGAAAAAAATATTTTAGAACACATTTCATTAATGGCATCTGAACAAGTACAAATGGAATTCAAAGAAGAGTTTCAACAGATTCAACAATTACAAATGATGTCTCAACAAAACCCACAAATAGCTCAACAGATTCAGCCACAGATTGTTCAAATCACTCAAAAGATTGAAGCTCGTAAAGCTATTTTAATTGCTGAATTTATGGAAGAGTTCATGGTCGAAGAAAAAACTATTACTTCTCAATTTGATCATGATCCATTATTGAAGCTTAAATCCAGAGAAGTAGACTTAAAAGCAATGGATACGCAAAGAAAAGACGAAGAAATGAAGCAAAGAAAAAACATTGAGAATGCTAAACTTGTTTCACGTGAAGGAATAGAAGAAGATAAACTTGATCAAAACGAAGATTTAGCTATACTACGAGCTGATACATCTTTAACTAAACAAACAATGGCTGATGCGACTAGAAAAGACATTGCGAGTATGAAAAAGAAAGATGTTAAAATCTTAAAAGGACCAAAATCTTAAGGAGGATACATGGCAAAAGATAGTAAAGAACCTTTCTACAAAGGTATTAACCAAAAACAATTCCTGAATAAGGAAGGCTACTTAAAAGGTGGTGTTGAGGTTAAAATTCCTGAAGGGATACCGACAGTTAATAAAGTTGGTGGCCAACGTAGAATGCTTGCTGACAAAAAGTCAAAAGTTAAGTGGTATTAACTTATGGCTTGGTTCAGTTTAGCTAAAATAGCGCTTCAAGCTGGCGGAAAAATTTATGCTAACAGACAAAGAGCAAAAGTTGCTATGTCTGATGCACAAGTTTTACATGCCGAGCGACAAGCTCGTGGTGAGGAAGCTTACCAGGGCAAACTTTTAGAAGCCCGGCAAAATGATTATAAGGATGAATTTGTTCTTATAATATTATCAGCGCCCATAATTGTACTTGCGTACGGGGTTTTCGCAGATGATCCGCAGATGACTGAGAAAATAAACACTTTCTTTCAGCATTTTGGAAATTTGCCAGTATGGTTCCAGACTTTATGGATAACTGTAGTTGCGGCTATATTTGGTATTAAAGGAACTCAGGTCTTTAGGAATGGCGGACCTAGTAATGATAAAAAGAAATAGTTGCCTTCCTTATTTAAATAATATAGGAGTTAAATTATGAGAAACGATTTTGGAAGTAGACCTTACAGTTCTAGATTTCCTTATGCTAAAAGAGCTAAGAAATCTACGGGTGGTAAAAGTCAAGGTTACGATGATAGACTTGATGAATCACTAGGTGCACGTAGGGGTAAAAAATCTCAAAGCTTTAAAGCTAGACGAGATGAATCCAAAGGCATGGAAAAAGCTATGGGAAAAAGAGCTTATTCTGCTGTCTCAACAATGGATAAATCATAAGGAGATAAAATGGCAAATACTGGAAGAATGAACCTTTTAGAAGAAGAGGGTCGTATTAAATCTGAACCTCAAACTAAAAACGTTAAAGCTGAAGAAAAAAGAGTAGTTGGCGAAATAAAAAAAGGCTACAAAAAAGGTGGTCGTGCTGGTTTTTCTAAAGGCGGTAAAGGTAGTTGGGGATTAGCGACTAAAGGCAAAGGTTGCGAAATTAGATAATGCCTGGAATAGAAATTAAAGGACGAAGTAAGATCGCGAATTATCGTCATGGAGGCAGAGTAGGTTTTAAATCTGGGTCTGATGACAGATGGATTCAAAAAGCAACTAAAAACATGAGAACTGATAAACCTTGCACAGGCAAGAAGTTTGGAAGTAAAACATGCCCGCCGGGATCTAAAAGATATAATTTAGCTAAAACTTTTAAAAAGATGGCGCGAAATAGAGGATAGTGGAAGACTCAAGTTTAATTCAAAGACTCAGAAGCGAAATAAGAAATAGTTTATCGGCGTTAACTATCTCCATCACATCGGGATCAGTTGACAACATTGAAACATATAAGTATACCGTAGGACAGATAAAAGCTTACGAAGCAATTTTACAGGATATATCCAACCTGCTTGAAAAAAAGGAGCAATATGAAAAACACACAGGCAACATCATCGACATCTCAAAATCCAAAAATTAAATACGCTTTACAAGAAAAATATCAAGAAGAGAAAAGTAAACTACCTGTTCCAACAGGTTGGAGAATTTTAGTTCTTCCTTTTAAAGGGAAGAAAAAGACTAAAGGAGGAATTCTATATTCCGATGAGCAAATCGATCGACAACAACTTGCTACAGTATGTGGTAATGTTTTGGCGATTGGTCCTCAAGCTTATCAGGATAAAGAACGTTATCCCGACGGTCCATGGTGCAAAGTGGGAGATTGGGTAATCTTCGCTCGCTATGCAGGATCTCGGTTTAAAATAGAAGGAGGAGAAGTAAGATTACTCAACGATGATGAAATCATCGCAACCATTAAAGACCCGGAGGACATTGTCCACGAGTTTTAACATAGAATAGGAGAAACTATGCCAGAAGAAGAAGTAAAAAAGGTAGAAGAAGTCAAGACAGACGACTCGAAAATGGTTCCCTTAGATACGACGGGACCTGGAGCAGAAGTCGATTTACCAGATGATACGGTAAAAGAAGCTCCTAAAGAAGAAGTAGTAACAACGGAACAGAAGGAAGAACCAATTAAAGTAGAAGAAGTTAAAGAAGAAGTTACAGAAGAACCTAAGAAAGAAGACACGAAGATAGAAGAGTATAGTGATGCAGTTCAAAAAAGAATTTCAAAACTAACTCGAAAGATGAGAGAAGCTGAACGTAGAGAAAAAGCTGCGCTTGATTATGCGCAGGGAGCTAAAAAAGAAATTGAACTTGTTAAAAATAAATTTCAAACTAGCGAAGAAAAATACGATAAAGCCTTCTCTGAAAAAGTTTCAGAACAATTAAAATCAGCGCAAACAGAATTAGCGGGGGCTATTGAAACTGGCGACGCTCAAAAACAAGTAGAAGCAAATAAAAAAATTGCTGCCTTGTCTATTGAGGAAGCTAGGTTGAATGCGGCTGAAAAATATCGTGCTGAAACAAAGCCAAAAGTTCCTGAAGAACAGGATCATTTGCGCTATAGGCAGACCCCTCAGGCGCTTCCACAAGAAGCACCACCAGATCCACAAGCGGAAGCATGGGCTGAAAAAAATTCTTGGTTCGGTCAAGATCGAGCTATGACTTTTACAGCTTTTGAAATCCATAAGGATTTAGTGGAGAAAGAAGGGTATGATCCTAAAGATCCGGCATATTATGCGGAGATAGACAAAAGAATAAAAGTTGACTTTCCTCATAAATTTGCTAAAGGTGGTAGTGTAGATACGGCTAGACCGACTCAGATCGTTGCTTCAGCGAACCAATCAGCTCAAAGAAGCATAAAACCTGGCCGCAAAACTGTGAAGCTCACGCCTTCGCAGGTAGCAATAGCTAAAAAATTAAACGTGCCACTCGAAGATTATGCGAAACAATTACACATGAAGGAGATATAGCATATGAAAAAAGAAGATAATAAATCCCCTCGTGCTCATCAAGTCAGGTCAGAATCTGATCGACCAAAAACTTGGGTGAATTCATCTCACTTAGATGCACCTGAATGTCCAGCTGGTTTACGACAACGATGGATTCGTTATGAAACGATGGGAGTAGATGATGTTAAAAACATTACCTCTCAACTTAGACAGGGATGGGAACTCGTAAGAGCTGATCAATATCCTGACACTAATTATCCAGCAATCGAAACTGGGAGATATAAAGGGTACATAGGAGTAGGTGGTCTAGTGTTGGCTAGAATACCGGAGGAGATCGCTAAACAACGCGATGCGCATTTTAAGAAACTCGCACGCGATAAAAACGAAGCAGTAGAAAACGAACCTCTTAAGGATCAACATCCGAGTATGCCTATGAGTAGTCATAGACGTACTTCGTATAGTTTCGGTGGTGCAAAAAAAGATTAAATCTTTTTAAGGTCAATCCTCGCTATCGAATTAATATTAACCCGTTCATAGGGAAACTTATGAACAACTGAAAAGGTAAATAAAATGGCAAATAGACAAACTCAAGGGTTTGGACTTAGACCTGTGTCAACGTTGGGGGATACTCCATCGACTCAAGGTCAATCCAAATATACTATTGAAGCTGCTTATGGGACCACTATTTACAATGGAGAACCTGTTATTCTAGACCGTGGTGGCGTTACAGACGCTGGCGGTTTTATAACTTCAGGAACTGCTTCTACTACAAATGCCGTGTGTGGCGTGTTGAATGGTATTTTTTACAATGCCGCTACAACATTAAAACCAACATGGGCAAATGGATATGGAAGTACAATCACTCCGGCAAATAGTGAAAACATAACAGCATTTGTTAATGACAACCCTTTCCAGGAATACGATGTCGTTTTAGCTGGCATAATGGGAGCATCTCAAAATGCACAGCAAGCAAAAATCGGCTTAGTCGCGGATGTCGCAAGTACAGCAGGATCTTCAATTAATTTGAAGTCCTCTACTACTTTGGGAACTCCAGCTACTTCCGGTTTAGGTTGGGCAATTGTCCGTAAAGGAGAAGACCCTGACAATAGCGATTTCGCTGCTACATTCAGTACTGTAGTTGTGGTTCAAAACCTCAAATACAATTCATGGGTAGCAGGCATAGCATAATAGGAGCATAATAATATGGCAATATCACGAGCACAGCTAGTCAAAGAACTAGAGCCAGGTTTGAATGCACTATTCGGCCTGGAATACAAACGTTATGAAAACGAAGCAGCTCAGATATTCGATTCAGAATCATCTGACAGAGCTTTTGAAGAAGAAGTAATGTTATCCGGTTTCGGTACTGCTGACGTAAAACCTGAAGGTCAAGGCATAAGCTACGACGACGCTCAGGAAACTTACACAGCTAGATACACTCACGATACCGTGGCATTAGCTTTCGCTTTAACAGAAGAAGCTATCGAAGATAATCTCTACGACAGAATTTCTTCTCGTTATACAAAAGCACTAGCTCGTTCCATGGCAACATCTAAGCAAGTGAAAGGCGCAAACGTTTTAATCAATGCATTCGCAACTGCGGGTACAGGTTATGATGGTGGCGATGGCGTAGCTTTAGTTAGCAACGCTCACCCAACACTTAATGGTAATCAGTCTAACAGACCGACTACCTATGCTGACTTGTCTGAAACATCTTTAGAACAAGCGTTAATTGATATCGCTGGTTACCAAGATGAAAGAGGACTTAAAATTGCAGCTCAAGGAATGAAAATGGTCATCCCTAAAGAGTTGGAATTTACTGCTGAAAGGATTTTAAAATCCCAAGGTAGAGTTGGTACAGCTGACAATGATATCAATGCTGTTAAATCTATGGGAATGGTTCCACAAGGTTATACTGTGAACCACTACTTAACTGATACTAACGCATGGTTTATCAAAACTGATGTTCCAAACGGAATGAAACACTTCGTTAGAGCACCGTTAAAAACAGCTATGGAAGGTGACTTCGATACTGGAAATGTTAGATACAAAGCAAGAGAAAGATACAGCTTCGGCTGGTCTGACTGGCGTGGAGTATATGGCAGTCAAGGTGCTTAATAACTAAGCATTAATTAACAATTAATATATTAAGGGGCGATGCTTGCATCGCCCCTTTTTCTTTGATATACAGTTTTTAAAAGGCGATTATGAAAAACTTCCGAGTAAAAATCCATGCGTACAACTATTCTACTGAATTCAATATTTCAGCCTTAGATACTCCTCAGGATATTGAGAAAGCAATACTTGACAAAGTAGGACAAAAAGATGTAAAATGGGAAAAAGATGGATTTAGAGATTCATCTCGGATAAAATGGATAACCTATGAGGAGGTTATAAATGACCGAAGACCTATACACTATGAAACGGTCCTTGGAACTCGAGTGGCAACAGGAACACCTGAAGGAGGGCAAGTATAATATTAATATGTCTTATATTGATAAAAAAATTCAGGAAATTGTTAAAGAGATCATTGCCAAAGAGTTTGAAGAAGCAACTCGTCTTGAACAAATTAAAGACGCC